ATAGATCGACCATTTAAAGAGACCACCGACTTTCTTACAGGAATCATCATACGTCTAACTGGTAATACATAGATACAAGCATTTCTAAATCTAGTTATTCCAGTATAGTTTAGATTACGTTGAATATCTCTATGAAGATGCTCTTCTAAATAGATACCAGTAAAATATTGGGAACCTTGAGATATATGAGTTGTGATTGCATAACCAAATTCAAACTTTTCTAATTTAGAACCGAATTTATTATTCATCATAGACTTCATTTCACGTCTTGTTCTATAATCAGATATGAAATATTTAAAGTCACATTTTAATTTCTCAAATTTAATATCTGGAAATAAATCTGGCACAAAGTCCATCATAAAACTCTTAGCTTCATAACCAGTAATAGATGGATAATTAGTAACAGTTCCAGCTAAACCATTAGCTAGATTAATACCATCTATACCTACTCTCCAGTTATTTTGTCTACAAACTACTTTTTCTCCAATTATAGGTACTGGGCTGGAGGTTTTCAATATATTACGTCTTACATAACCGTTAAATTGATCTCTAGTCTTATTAGTTCCGCATATAAGAGTTTTGTATGCTTTAATCATATCATCATTCAAATCATCTTTTGATATAACTAAAACATCACCATAGTTTCCAACTCTTGGCCGTATACCTTTTATAAGCATATTGGATATTTCTACTATAGCAGAATATTGTGCTTGTCTCATAATTTTAGACAATCTAAATACTTTACCAGTATATAGAAATCCAGGTTTATCTGCTACTGGTGGTAATTGGTTAAGATCTCCACATGCTAATATTTTAATACCATTGCTTTCCATTTCTTGTCTCATCTTTAATGGTATAGTAGACGCCTCATCGACACATATCAACTTAATCTCATTAGGATCTAATGGGGAATATACAAATCTTTTAGTAGTATATTCTTTACCCATTACTCCATCTTTCTCAGTCTTAACTTCTAATTTATATAACCAAGAATGGGCAGTGGATGCATTTGGAAATCCATTTAATCGCATAACAATAGCGGCCGATCCAACGTATGCCATAGGGGCAACTTGTTCTGGTCTCAAACCAAGTTGGTCTATAATACAATGCATTACAGTAGATTTACCAGCACCAGCAGGAGCACTATATTGGAATACTAATTCCGATTCATGCTTATACCAGTGAACAGCAGCTTTTATAAGAGCTTGCTGTTCATCAGTTAATTCAAAATCTAGTATCATTTCTTTCCCTTTTCATTTTCAAGAGCTTCGAAGTATTCTTTTTCATATGCATCATATATTCCTAAGATCTCTCTAACTGGGCCATTAGTCATAGCCTCTAATCTCATATATGCTTCTAGGTATTTAGTAGAGTCTTTATAATGCATATCTGTTTTAATCTTTGCGCCATTGGCATATAATAAAGTCATATATCCATAAGTATCTACTTTAGGAGCTTGATTTGGTTTAGCAGACATGATTTGAGCAGATACAATTTCTGGATGAGATTTTTGTAAATATTGCTTTAACAACTCATCCATAATGATTGGATTGTTATAAGGATCGAAGATTAGATCTTTCTTATGAAGAATGCCTCTATTTGTATTTCTTAAGAATTTACCTCTTACGACAATATAATCTGGGTTTTCAAAGTCTTCTTCTGCATCTACAATGTATCCCTCATGATCCTCTTCAAGACCAGTAATTCTTAATACATCTTTAATGAATCTTTCTGATAATTCTGGATTGGTACAAGTAGATGATCTAAATTGTGTTAAAGACTCAATCTCTCCACCTAATACGTTTGCTTTTTTCTTTGCCATAATAATTTCTTCCTTTCTTTCTAAAACATAATTCTATTACTATCTTATCTGATTAGTTTTCATATTTTATATTTCGACACAGTAATAATGAAAGAGGTGATATAATGAGTACTCATAATGTGAATTCTAGTACAGAAATAGCTATACTTCTAGATGATTACGTTAATAAATTCCATCCAGGTGAGCAGTTATTTAAATTGCAAATGACTGGAGGTATGCAAAATAACAGCCGTGCTTTATATAGAAACCAAGTATCTATTCCTAATCTTATGAATAAAGAAACTGAGGGATTAGAGTTTGGTGAGGTAAAAAGAACAGCTGTTGTTAAATTAGCACTTCCAAGAGAGGTTACAAGAACTTACCCTAAGAAATATATCCCAGTAGGTACTAGATTTATAGTCACCTTTTTAAGTGGGGATATTACTAAACCTCAAATCATTGGAATGGAATTATAGGAGATCCAGATGGCGATATATTACAATAGTGCTAGTCTAGGTATTACAGAAACTCATACTCTAAAAGAGTTTATTGATACAGGTAATGCTGCTAGCGATAATTCAGATTACAAATCTATCTCATATTATGAAACAAGAGATGGATTTGAATTTGTAGTAAAAAACTTATTAGATGATTATCTACCAGATTTAAAAGAGCAATGCATTCTAATCGAATTAACTCCTCAAGAAGTTAATAAATATAAATACAATCCTAAAATGCTTTCTTATAAGATATATGGTTCTACAAAACTATTCTATACTATATTACGTTTGAATAATATTTGTAGTACCCATGAGTTTACAATTCCAAATAAAAAATTGTATCTCTTGCCTAAGACCACATTGTCTAATGCAATCTCTATTATCTATAATAAAGAATCTATGGCAATGAATACTTACAATCAAAAACATTCTAGAGATAAGATTATTACCCCTGTGAATAAATTCATATCTAAATCTTATTCTTCAACAGCATCAATTGGTTCATCTAGTACTTCTTCATCTTAAGACAAAAATAGTGGTATGGGATAATCCCATACCACCACTTTAATGTGTTTGAGCATTGCTATGTGGAGGTGGTACTAGATATACAACCTCTTTCTTTTTATTTCTATTAAATGGAGATGAATCTTCATTATCTAATGAGAATTTAGGAGTCATCTCTACAAGTTTAGTATCTTTAATATCAGTCTTAGGTCTTTCAACCATTGTATCTATAGGCATACTAACTTCGTTATTTCTCTTAGGAGTTTTTACCAAACCAGAACCAGAAGTCATATCAACTGATTTATTTAATGCTTCTAATCTCTTAGCTGGGTTATTTATAGATACATGCTCTGTAGTACCAAACTTAGAAGTCACTTCTTCTATATCATTATTTATTAGAGATTCTTTAAATACTGCTTTAGGTTCAAATAGATCTTCCACTAATGCTACTGATTTAGGATAGAACGGTTGGAAGATGGAATCTAATCTATGATTAGGAGGAAGTTTATATCTATGCTTAGTCATCTTAATACCAAGATATCTATTTCCCTCTTTATCATATTCTGGAACAATGATAAATGTACCATCAAGGTTAGTATCAATCTTAATAGATTCACCAATATTTGCACGGCCTAGTTTCTTAATAGAATCTAGTTTATTAGCATTTCTTCCCTCATCAATAATCTTCATCGCTTCACGATTAAGCTGTGATGCAGTTATCACTGGAATCTTTTTAGAGATTGCAAACGTTTTAAAGTCATTTACAACTGTACCTAAATCCTGATAAACGTCTTTTGTTCTTTCAGATGGTTTGATACGCATCATATAGTCTTGCAAGAATGCTATTGTTTCGAATCCCTCATCTTCAAGATCTTCTACTATTTTATACATATAAGTCGTATCTACAGAATTTACTGGTTTATATTTAATAACCAATTCTACAGCACGTTTATTCTCAGGATCGAATTCAAATTGGCATGCTTTGAATTGAGCTATTGCATCTTCAGCAGTAGCACATGCTTCCATAGATTTGCCTTTAGTCATTATATGATATAATGAACAAACGGTTTCTACAACCAAGTTTTCCATTGTTAATAATACAATACATGGTTTCTTAGATTTATCTTGGGTTATAAAATCTTGATTGTACTTCCATAACTGATACATGATGTTTTCTAATGTAGTCGTTTTACCAGAACCCGATGCACCAAAGAATGAGTATACACGTTCTTTTTGGAAACCTCCACCAAGCATCGCATTGAATCCCTGCATTCCTGTAACTAGTTTGTATGATGGGCTTGTTACATATTTATGGATATCTGGAACAGTAGTTTCCAATTGAGATAATCTAAATAACGTATCGGATGAATCCTTGTTTATCTCATTACGTCTAAATAGGGTTTGTAGGTCACTGATTCTAGATTTAAGATAATCGATAGTTTGATTCTTTTCTCTAAAATCAGCATTTTGATATTTAGTAATAGCTTCAAGTAGTATCTTAATGTGTTCATCAACCTCTGTATTGGTTAATATCATAGAGATATTACCCTCAACGGATACAACTTCATCATTAGAAAGTTCTCTAGAGATAGCTGGATCTTTCTCTAAACTAGTTATATCCATTATTAAGTTTATATTAGATAGAATCATCTCTCTATCATTTAAACCTTGCATTCTATTTTCTAATATAGCTTTTAGAAAACGTAGTTTTATGGCACAGTTTTGATTCTTAATAAAGTCCTCAGGATTTAGTCTAATGACTAAACTATTCAGCATTGTTAGTCCGTGCTTACGGATATTATCATTCATAGAAAGAGCATATCTACAAAAAGAATTTAGCATATACTCATTAATGCCAGAAGCTTGAGGAGCTTTTCTAGCAGATGGTGTTGTAGTCGTTGTATTGAATTTAGCTTTTCTTTTATTAAAGTCTGTCATACTAGAAACTCCCATAATTTGATATTCAGTTCTATTAGTATTATAATGTTTTTGGGGTTAAAGTTTTTCAATGTAAGACATGAAGTCTGCAAACTTTTCAACAGTCCAAAAATCATTTCCCTCTTCTTGGTTTATGTATTGAATTAACTTTTGCTCAGGAGATAGATTTTGATCAAATAGATAATCATATTGTTTATACTTCTGATTCATCGTATTCAATTCTTTTTGTATCTTTTGTTGTTCAAAGTTAGTTTCAATTTTTATATTAGTCTTACTTCTATAGAAATTCTTTAAGAGTTCTATAGTTCTAGGATTATTCTTAGTAATAAGAATTCTAAGATGATCTATGCCCTCATTTAATAGTGCTTTGATATAATCAATTATAATCCTAGGATCTTGATCAATCATTTCATCAAGATTAATTGTATCGTATCGGAAAGATTTAATAGGTTCAAAATGAACCATATATTTTCTTTCTTTGATATTGTGTAGAAGAATTATAAATCCTTTTTCCTCTTCTTCACCAAACTTGTATCTTATTGGAGACCCACAATAATAGAAATCGCTGCTATATACTCCATGCACATGAACGTGTCCAGATATAATAGGACCTTTACAATTACCAAAGTCTTCTATGTCGAATACTGGTTCTCTATTAGAATTAAGATCCCTTTTATTCTTGCCAAATATAGATCCTTTAAAAGTCCCATGCATATAACATGCATCATACAATCCAGAATTTACCAAATATTGATTGTAATATGGCTCCCCCATATTATACATTTCTGGAATACATAAGATTTTCTTACCTTTGACAAATAAAAATTGAGTTTGGGTTACGATTCTTAAGTCGCAACCTTGATTCATAAATGGTACAAAGATCTTGAGCTGATCAGCATCATGAGATCCAGTACCGTTTATAAGTATCAAGGTTGCATTCTTTCTTCTACATATATCTACAAGTCTTTGAACAAATGAGATTGCATACACTACCGCATCAGAGTTTGCCATAAATTTATGATCAAATATATCCCCATTTACAGATACGATATCTAATACATTCATCATTTCAAGATAGTTCAAAAACTGTTCATTCAATATTTTATACTCCGTTAAAGGCTCTATAGTACCAAAGTGCAAATCTGATATATGAGCTTCAACAAAAGTATCTTTTGTATTGTCAAAACTTACTACTTGTTTCATTGTTCTTTTTAATCACTCCTTACAATATTATAGTATGTGACCAAAATTTAAGTTAAGAATAATACTAGAGCAAGTTTATGCTCTAGTATCATTAACTTGTTTTGATATTCCTACGTTTAATACAGATCTGAGGATTATATCTAAAATACCCATTATATTTACTGCCATAACAGAATATTTACTGTATTCCTCAGCTTTTAAGTGCTTGCCAAATTTATAATAAGGGTTTAAGATCCTTCCCTTTTCATCTATTTGAAATCTTCTTAATGATTCAATTCCAGCTGTTGCTGTTTCTAATTTAGTAGAACATTTGTAAACTATTTCTTCAATAGTATAAATCCGTTCATCAAGATCTAATCTAAGCTTAGTCTTTATAAATCTATCATTTGTTTGACGATATAAACTATTTAGATTGTAATTGATTATGATAATCTTGTTTATACGCTGGAAAGCATTTTCCCTTGTATCGTTGTATTCGAATATGATATCACAGCTATCTCTATTATTTTCAAATATACCTTTAAGAAGATCTTCAAGGTCTACTTGGAATAGGGTAGAGAAATACAATAAGAATATAGAGTATCTCATTACATGATATACTATAGTTTCTGGATGCTTGAAAGATTCTTTTAATATCTTTCTAGATCCCTTAGATATTCTATTACTAAGAAGAGGAAATTTAATATGTTTTATAATCCATCTTCTTACATATCTAACGTATTTGTTGCCATCAGTTCTATTAAAGTCATTGATATAACTAGTAAAATCTTCAAAGATATTTAATGGATCATATTTATCATGCACTTTGTGGTTGGAGCTGATGAAGTTTCTTGGTAAGATCATTAAAATTCTCCTCAAGATAATGAATGTGATAATAACTATAGAGAATTGATATAAAAGTTCTTTCACACAAATCGAAATAATTTTTATGATCAGGAATAGATAAGTCTAAAATATATTCTTTGTATTTAGGTTGATACTTATTTAGTTGGAGAATAATAACTCCATCTATATTGATATTTTCTTTTTCTCTAAGTACTTTGGAATATGCTGCTAATTGTAGATAGTATTTATAAGTAACATGATTAGAAGTTTTAAAATCAATAAGATAGATCTTATCATTTATCTTCATTAGACAATCATAGGTTCCACCATACCATTCACAAACTAATTTCTTTTCTTGACCTAAGATTTCATACTTATTAGCTTGAATAACTTTCCACCATTCTTTAAAGGCATTAAGGCAAACTTGTGGAGTATCTTCTGGTACTGGTAATCCTTTTAATAAACATTCAATACCATGATGGACTTTAGTCCCAAATGTGGCTGCTTGATTTAAAACGTCTCTATATCTTTTATGCTTAAACCCTAAACTATTAGCCCAGTTCATTAACTTTTCTTCACTAATCATTTTAGAGAGTACCTCTGTAACTCTAGGTACATTTTTCCCATTATATGTATACCTATCACTGGAGTTCATCTCCACATGTAGGTCTAAAATATCTTGTAATTCCATTTTCTTATCCCTTTCTATTATACTTAATAACAAGTCTAAGACATCGTATTTTATCATATTGGAGATGCTTTATTGACCACAGGGACATTAAAATAACTATTCAAAAATATCTAATAGGAGGAAATAAAACCAATGAAGGAACTTAAATCCTACTCTGACTCTTACTTTTATAAACAGTATCCAAAATATCAAAAACTCTTATTGGATGCTATTATGACTGATCCATTAATAGATAAAGCCTCTGAAGAATTTAAAGGTGTTATTCTTGATTTGAAACATCAAAGAACAGATGAAGCTTTATTACGTATCTTAAATTCTAATAATACAATTCTTTTAGATTGCCAAGTTCCATTACCTAGAACTTTCAAAGTATTCTGTGCTAAAGAAATGAAAGGTAAAGATCGTGGTAAGATTAAAGTATTTATCGATGCTTCTACTTGTATCGTAAAAGATCCTAAACACGGTGATTATAATGTAAATGAAACTACTTTAGTTTCTTACCTTATGAATGCTGGTGTTACTATGATCTACCATAAGAAATTTGATCTCATTAAACGTAGATCTAATTTGATCTTGAATATCACTAGATGCTTCGCAGATTCCTTTACTCATATTATTGATTTCTTAGCAAAAATCTCTATTCAAGAATCTAGTAAGATTCGTGTAAATTATTTTGCTGCTATGTACTTCTTGATGGGTATTCTTCAAATGGAAGATGAAGATAAAGCTAGAGATATTGCTATCAGAGTAGCTGGTGTTTCTAAAAATGAAGCTACTCTTTTAGATATCTCTATCGAAAGAGCTTGTCGTAAACACAGCGATATTAAAGAAAAAGATATTAATCCATATGAAAATATCAAGATCTTTATCAACTCTTTAAGAGATGCTATGCATTTAAATCCTAAAGCTATTAGTTTAGATACAGTTGTTGAAAGATGGATGAGACAATTCGGTCCTGGTACAGTATTTGGTTTAGAATACTATCCAGCTTTCTCTGCTATGATTACTGATGCATACGTTGGCGGTTATTTAAATAACCAAAAGACTATTGAAAAGATCTGTGGCAAAGATATGGTTCAATATTCTAAAGATGTAATTACGATGTTAGGCACTATTGCCTAATAATACTAGGAGGTATTCGTAATGCCTAATTTTTTACTTAACCTCCATTTTGATAAAACTGGTTGTACAAATTCTTCTGTTAAAAACTTAGGTGGGGTATCTTTTACAGATACCTCATCTATTATTGAAGCAGCTGGTACTGCTTATTTTAAACCATTTAATGATAATGCTGGATTGTGGTTAGAGAATGTAGGTAGGTTAAAAGATCACTTTAATTCTAATCAAAACTTCACCATTTATCTTAAGTATAGAATTAAGAAAGAGAACTTAGATAAAAATACAAAAGTTCCAATCTTATCTTATAAGAAGAATACTAAAAATAGTTTTAATAACTTCATCTATATAGAAGAGGCAGGATATTTTACATTCCAAATTTCTCCAGAAGAAAAGTATTCTAGTGCTATTGTAGATTATACATTCAATGATAAATGGCATTATCTTACAATTACTAGAGAAGATAACGTACTTAGAATATTCGTTGATGGTTGTCTAACAACTATAAATGATATTCAAGGAAGTATGATATTTGGAGATGAGCTATTCATTGGATACAAACGTAGTACTAGAAATGATATATTTACCTTTAATGGTGGATATTTAGACGATATTAGTATTATTGATGAGTGTATATATTATGATACTTTCATCCCTCCTACTCTATATATCACAACAGAAGATACTATAGAAAACTATTTTAGAAATAACCATTCAAATGTTTTAGGTCAATTAGAACCAGAAACTCAGGATCTTATTGATCACAAAATGGAATCCACTTCATATTATTTTAATGAAGCTCAAAGAGGATATCTTCCTCAAAGACTTAGAATAAAATGGCATGAAGAAAGAGAATACTTTAAGAATGAAGAATGGAATAGAGAATCTAAATATATAGATTCTACTGTAATTTCTTTATATAATATGGCTCATGATAAATCAGGCTTTGAAGAAAAACGTTTCTTCGAAGGTACAGCTTATCACTTATTAGCAAATAAAGAAATCAATCCATTCTTATTATTTGTAGATGGTAAATTTGTTCCATTATCAGAAATTTATATGATTAGATCAGATGATTTCTATACTGTGTTCATCAATAATAGAGATCCTATCTTATCTGGTCCTGTAAAATCTGTAGAGTATATTAAGATTCCTTTCCCAGTAATCTATGAAGAGTTTATTGGTGAAAGAGAGGATAAAACTCCTATCTATAAATTCAATAAAGATGGTTACTTTGATAACTCTCAATCAGCTATCTATTTCTATTATATAGATAATGAATCTGCTCCAAATATTAAAGTTAGAACAAATGGTATCTATGAACAAACCATGCCTTCATATGTAGATTCCGAAGGTGGATCTGAAAAGCATAGTGATGATGAATTAGTCCATTATGTATGGAGATATGGTAATCTAGAAGTCAAACGTGTTCATGGTAAAAATATCTTTATGTATTTTAGAGCATGGGATCATGGTTATGTAAAACCAGGAGATCAAATAGTTCTATATAGAGATAATGTTCCACTAGATCCTAGAACTTATCGTTTGATGGGTGTTGACCTAATTGAGTTCTTTAATTATCAAACCCTAGATCTTCCTGATACTCTATATACTATGGAGATCATAACAGATAACTCTGATTGGTTAATAGAAGACTATGCTACATCTAAAATCTTCTCTATGGTTGCAGAAGAGGAAGAACAAACTGTATTCCAATTACCAGTAGAAGATTGGCCTGATGTAGATAATTATAATCAAATACTTATCTTCAATGGTAGCATATTCTTAAATCAAAATGATTATATAGTAAATTCTACAAATCATACTGTTACCTTTACTAACTCCACTAAATTAATTCATAAAGGTGATACTTTAATCTTTGCCTTTGTTAATATCACTAAGGGATCTCAACATGGTCCTCTTCATTTAAAACCTTATTTCTTCTCTAAAGAAATAAAAACAAACGCTAATTCTATTACCTTACCAGACATGCCTGGATTGGAATATAATATGAATAACTTTATGCTATTCATAGATGATAAAGTAGTTATTCCTAGAAGGTATAGAATAGAAGGGGATAAGTTAGTGTTCATGGAAGCTAATGATGGAGTAAAACAAGGACAAATAACCGTCTTTACTCTATTTAAATTAGTCAGTGAATATGATGATCCTACTAATATTAGATATAAAGCAATTCAAGAAGAATTAGCTCTTGGTCGTAGATTTATTCTATATGATATGACCATTGATAAAAAGTACAAAATTACTTTAGACAATTTAGTAGCTTTTGACCAAAATGGTAGATATATACCTGATTTGTTTGGTCAAATTTATAATAGGAATATTATCAAGTGTTTATATAGTGGAGAACCAATGCTAAGGGTTCCTACATATATCAGTTGTATTTGGATGGAAGATTCTCTTCCTAATGAAGCATTAGCTGTTCATCCTACAAATAATGCATTTATGAATGGTTACATCGCTTTATTTGAAGAATTCTATGAAATGGATGATCATTTCAAAGAGTTGATGTCTGACTTCAATGCACGATATTATAAGAGTAAACACTATGGTGAGAATTTAGCTAGAGCTTTAGACTACATGGCTTGCTATCAACAAATTAAGTTTGATAAAGTCTACGAGGATAGAGCTACTGCCGATAGAGTAACGTTCGATATTGGTAGGTTAAATTCTTCTTCCACATTTGATGCTAATGGGGATATTGCGTATGAAATGGAAAGGAATGAATTTAATAGCCGTTACTATAGATCATTTCCTATTTATTTCTTAAACGGTATCGTTCCTGATTGGTATGATCAAACTTCCTATTCTGGTAATAGAGTTACAATCCATACACCAACTAAACTTAAGAATGGTGAGAATGAACAAATCTTTACTGAAACTAAAGTAATTGGCATTCCTATCCCATTCGAGTTTGATAAGACTATTGGTGTTGAAGATACTAATGATTTATATCTTAAAGAATATGGCGATAAGAAAAACCAATTCGGTAAAATAAGATATAAAGGATCTGCTCTTGCTGATATAAAAGACGTATATAGACCTAGAAGAACTGAGTTTCTTGGACGTATTAACGTAGATTTTGAATTCGATTACAATATAAGCAATGGGTTTATCAATGTTATCACCGTTATGAGTGGCTTTGGTGAACCTCTTTGTAACTTATATGTGGGCAATCAAGAGGAATATAAGCAAGTCATGAATGCATTAAATCCCCATAACCCAGTATTTAGTTACAACTTAAAAGATATAGAAAACAGATCTAATTTACGTCTAAGTATTACTTATAAAGACGATCAATACAGATTCGTTCTTAGTAGGAATAGAAGAATTATCGAAAGTGTATATCTTCCTATTCCTTATTCTAATGGCACTGTTATTGCATTTGGTTCTACCTTTGATACTACAAATAATGGAGATTACAGATGTATTAAACTAAAACAGTTTGAACCTAATAAAGAATTAACCTTTAGAGGCACAGCTAGATTTATTTATGGTACTTATAGAACAGCAAGTTCTGTAGATGTATTGGAATCTATTCGTTGCCATAAAATGGTAAACTTCTTACAGCCATTGGATAGCCAATTATTATATATAAATAATAATACTCAAGACTTCTTAGGAAAAGTAAGAACTGGATTTGAAGCTAGTTCTGAAGTCTTTTCTATCGTGGAAGTTCCTGAAAAGACAAGGGAATCTGAATTCACTGCATCTATTAGAGTTAAACCTGGCTTAGCACTTTATGAAAGAGATATCTCGTTTGATATCCCATCACAAGTTCAAGTTAAGGTTGATATAAATCCAATAGATATTGATTGTGATGTAGATCTCTATGTATGGGATTATGTAGATCCTACAGATAATAGTGGTGAATCTTATGAGTTCTATTGTAAGGTAAATCCATCTTATAATTTCACTCCTGTAGATATACCATGTAAGATCGAAGTTCCAATTGTTATTATTAAAGCATAACACTATTACTACAACAAACCCCTATACGATAATTTCGTATAGGGGTACATACTAGTAATAAATTTCGCTTTTTTATTGTTAAGGAGGGAGAGCATTTGTACACTAAGCTTGTAACCAAAGTGGTTACAATTCCAATCCCTTTTAAAGATAGTTATTATGATGGACCGTCTCATAATCGTAAACAGATAGATGGTCTTGAAAATATTATACTTTCTCAGATAGAGAATGATGGCACTGATAGTAGAAATAAGATGTATGCTGCGAATCAATATTGGAGAGAAAGAGATAGAATGTCTGGAGATACATCAACAGATAGAACTTCTGGGCATTATCAATTGAACTCTTCAATATTATTTGATCTATCTTCTGTTTATGTGCCAAAACCAAATGAGAATGTTTTAAAAATAACATTCAAAACTACACAAATACGGTTAGATAGATTATCAACTTCTGACCCAAAAAATGAAAAAATAATAGATTCTCCTATTGGAGCCACAAGTATATTCTCTATATTTGATAAATATACAACGGTTCCTATAGTAAATATGATTGCTGGTGATAAAGGTAATTTTGAAGATGAGTTATATAAAGCCTATCCAAGATTATCTAAAATGGCTAACTTTAATCCATTCAATCCTAATAAAACTGGAATGTTATTTATTGATAATCCAATCTTAACAGTAGAGTTTTTAAAGGGTGATGGATGTAAAGTAATCTTTAGTGCAGACGGAATTCCTACAGAAGAGAAGCTTATTCCTAAATATAATCTAAATTCTTTGTATTCTGTATTTGCAATTAATGGTTACATCACAGATGATGCAGACCATAGAAATACCGAATTCTACAGATATAATATTCAGCCCACTCAACAGGCTTTAAATATCTGTGAGAATGGAGACTATGAGTCCTATATTCAAGTAGAATACGGTACTCTCCAAAACTATGTAGATGAAAATCCATTAATCACTGGTGATTTAGAATACGTTAAAGGTGAAGAGGATAAAGATCTTCTAGAAGGAACTGTTGAATTATCTAAAACAGATATGGAAGTAGAATTTCCTCTAACCATTTCTGTTATAGAAAAGAAACGGTACGAAGGTCCTATAGATCCTAAATATATTCGTAAAACAAATCAGAAGACTACTGATTTCCAAATAATAGAAGAAATAGAATCTAAGTTTAAAGATAGATGCTGTTTATGCACTGGTATCAAGTATGATGATATTCAAGTATTTGTAGAAGTTACTAGTGGTCATTTATATCCTTTAAAATATATTATTGATGATAAAAATAATATGGTATTTGAAGATAATAAATATGCTGCTAACCTTCCACTCTATGCAGGATCTAAAAGACAGTTCTTATATAATAGATATATGATAGATAAGGATACTAATTATCTTTCCCTTGGAGAAGAATTTAAATCTGGATGGGATCCTAAGAGATATATGATATTTAAGAATGGTCATCTTTTAAACAATTCTATCTATCAAATCATTGCTCCAAACTTCACAAATGGAGTTAAATATAAACGTATATATTCTGCTAGTACTTTTAAAGAATCTGATTATGTAGACGTATTCTATATAGAATGTGATGATAACTTTACTCATGTTCCATATAACCATGACGTCTATATGAGTTCTAAGGTTGTTTATCCTGAAAAGAATAATCAAACTGTAGTAAGAGTACCTTATCCATACAAGGCTTATCCTAGAGGAAATAAATACTTCTTTGTATTTAATAAAGATGGTATTTATTTAGATAAGAGAAAACAATATACCTTATCAGAAGATGGGGACTTTATTACATTATATGAAACACGAGCTTTACAAAAGACAGAAACTACTGTTGATTGTTTAGTATTCGTATTCCCATATGTAAGAGCAGACTTCGAAGTTGACGGTGAATATGCTGAAGATGGTAAGTTAGAAAACTCTGGTATCACTTTTGTATATTCTTATGCAGATGGTGGTACTGATACAGGTCTATTAGACTTTAAACCAGTATTCAATTCTTATGAACTTACCAAGGATAATTTCTTATTGTTTGGTAATACTACTTATATAGATCCATCTAGATATGAATTACTATCTAATGGTAAGATTCAGTTATTAGATCCTGTTGATATTCGTCACTGTAAATATGCTCAATATGTAATGGTGATATTCAATAATATAGGTGTATTAGAAGAGTATAAAGAAAACTCATCTGAAAACCTAAGATTTAATATCAAGGTTCAACAAGTTACTGCTAAACAAGATAATCAAGTTACATTTGAACTTCCAGATGGTATTGGATATAATACTAAGTTCTTAGCTTTTGCTGGTAGTCTTTCTTTAGATGAAAGCGAAAGATATGCATATAATCCAGTTACTAAAACTCTTACTCTTACAGAGCCAGATTATAGTTTAGATGCTGGTAGAAATCTTACTATTGTCACAGTAGAAGACTTAGAAGCTAAGGGTGGATTTACAGAAAGAATAGACTTTGAAAAGATAGAATTCCCTATTACTGCAAAGACTATTATTTCTATACCAAGCTGGTATATTGATCAGATGAAAATCACTCCTAATAATATAGCTTTGTTTATTAATGGCGTATTTATCACTCCAGAAAGATATACCTTAAAAGGAAATGTTATCGTTCCTACTTATAAGAATGATAGGCAATTTAATTCTGATAAGACTATCACAATCTTATACTTCTATAAGAAACGTGTATCATCTGCTGAAGACGGAATTGAAGGACCATACGAATTATTCAATATGACTAGAGATCATGATGATATCTGGTTTGATGAAATGTATGCTAAACCAACATTAGCTGGTAAAGCAGTAGATTTCACACAGAATATTATCTATGGTAGATTAGAATACATGGAAGATCTTTCTAATTGGTATACTAGGGTATTAATCTCTGGTGAGGTAGAATATTCTCAAGATCATCCAGTATCCTTAGACTTCATATCTGGTAATCTTCAGTTGTATTATAATGCACCTATTGCGGCAGATATCAATGCAACTATCGATGATCTAGATGTAGAATGGTATAAGGTAAGTCCTAACTTAAATGGTAGAGAAGTAGATACTTTGTATAGGCTTCCTGATATGGCTAAGTATGTATTAATTGCTAATAATGTTGGTGCTATTCATACTAAGATGAATCAAGATAATAGCTTCTATTCTATCTTTACAGATAATGATGATATAGTAGCTATTAAGTTTGAGCCTACTACTTCATTGGAAACTATTACTCCATACACATTTAGAGGTATGACTAAATTAGCATACGTTGCATTTGATAGAAATAATAAGCGTATCAGCCCTTATGCATTTGCTATCACTCCTAAATTGAGATCGGTTAAACTTGTTCCTGAAATCAAAGTAGAAGAAAATGCATTTGGTTTATTAGATACTTTATATATTGCAGAAAATGCTAATGTTGCTGATAATGCATTCGAACCTGCTAAGAATATAAGAATTAGTTATGATAAGACTTCTGAAAACTATATTATGGATAATACTCCAGAAAATAGAGTTGGTACTTCTGAAGTAGAAGTTCCTCTATCTGTTAAAGTTATTCAATCTTATCAATTCTATGGATTTAATAATCTAACTAGAATGGATTTAGAAAATACAGTATTAAAGATTATGCCTGCAGCATTTAAAAACTGTGGTAATCTTTCTGCTATTAAACTAAAACCAAACTTAACTTATATAGGAAGTGGGGCATTCTCTAATAGTGGATTAAATGAATTGAATATTCCTTCTACTGTTACTACAATGGAAGAAGGAGTATGTAAAGGAGCTACTAAATTAACCCGTGTAGTTATTCCTAATTCTATTGAATCGATATTAGAATATTCTTTCTATGGTTGCGATAAATTAAATGAAGTAGTTATAGAAGATGCGGTAGAACCTACTCTTGGTATAAGAGGTAAAGGTTTAAAATATATAGCTGATTATGCATTTGGTTCTAATGAATTAACTGAAATCACTATTCCTGCATCTGTAAAAACTATTGCTAAAAATGCATTTGCAAACTGTCCTAATTTGAGAACTATCAATATTGCAGAATATCCTGGATCTCATGTATCTGATTTGTCTGCTCAATCTATTGATAATGCTCCTTGGGGTGCACCAAATGCTAGAGTTAATTATTTATAATAGCTGAAAGGAGTACCCATGGCTAGTATAGTCGATAAAAATAACGGCCAAACAGTATTCACTTTCACTCCAAATAATGGAATCCCAGTTGAGTTAGACTTGACTGGGATACATTCCATAAGAGTTCAATGTTATGGAGCTGGTTCGTTATGTGGAGATAATAGAACAGGATCCAGAGGTGGTTATACTTCTGGTATTTTAGATACTTCTAAAATAGATATCTTGTATCTTACTGTTGGGTGTTTACCAAAAGGAAGATCTGGTGGTCTTGGATTTGGTAAAGGCGGAGATTCTAGATATCCAGAAATATCTCAAATGATGGGATATGGCGGTGGAGGTTCTTCTGGGGTCTCATTAGATAAAAGTGATAAGAATACTGCTATCATGATTGCTGCTGGTGGTGGTGGCGGTACTGATTATATAGATTATAAAGGATCAAAAGTATATCTAGAAGGCTATGATGGCGGTGGATATACTGGTGCTCCAATACTAACTGCCAATGGTAATGAAGATTATGATGGAGCAGATAGTTGGTATAGATATGGTTATGCTGGGCAACCTGGTACTCAAGATGGACCTGGTATGGGTGGTAGTTTAGATAAGTTTGCTACATTTACAACCACTCCAGATTCTAATGGTACTACATTTAATGGCGGTCCTGGCAAAAGAGATTTAGCTACTGATAAAGTACACGGTGGAGCTCCAGGTGGTGGAGCTGGCTGGTATGGAGGCGGTGGTGGAGATATTAGAGCTGGCGGTGGTTCATCGTATATCTCTGGAGATCCTAAATGTAAAGCCTTCCCAGGAAGAGCTGAATTTACTGATACAGATATTATTACTGGTGGTAATAATCAATCATTTGAAGGTAAGATTGTTATTACTGTTTTAAAAGCAGAAGCAGATGGAAAAGAATTCCAATCTACTATTACTATTGCACCAAATAATGCTGTATTAGATATTGAAATACCATTCCCATATAAACAATTTACAGAAATGCAATTCTTCGTTACAGATAATGAAGGAAGATTAATTCCTCAAGCATATTACGATAGAATTGGTGAAAGAACTATTCGTATTAAAAATGCAGTACCATTTGGTATTACAGAAGAAGACGATATTAAGTTTACCTTCTGCCATAATAAAGGACAATATGCTGTTCAAAAGATGGAATTACATATTTCTGGTGAAGATGGTATTAGAAAATATGATATAAATTCTCCATATTACGCTATGCTTGATCTTAGAACTAGATTTAAAGTATTCTTAAACAGAAAGGCTTTAGTTCAAGGAAGAGATTATAGTATTAATATCTATAGAGGATTCATAAAATTTGAAGATCATATTATGATTGGTCTTCGGGATGATATAGATATTATTTGCTTCTATACAGGTACTAAATACAATAAAGCTATTCCAGAACTTCCTATGAGTGGATATATCTATTTCAATAAGTATGAAATAGATAGAAATCTTAATAAGAATCTAATGGCTGTCTTTGTAAATGGTAAACTAGTACAAAGAAAAGATATATTAGATATTTCTAATAATATCCATAAAGTATCTAGAGATATAAAATCTAGATACAACTTAGAAGTATTGAATCTCAGTCCTAGAGTAGATTCTTTAGTCCCTAGATTTAAAAGACCTATTAGTCGAGGAGTTGTTAAAAAGAAAATAGTTAAATGGATTAACGGTAGAATTGGAAACTACGAAATCGGCAAATTCCAAAAAGATCTATTTGAAGGTCCTAATGGAAGTGGTATTAAAGTATTCTTAGATGCTACTGCTATTGATAGTCTTTATATCACTGGTAAAAATACAAAGATGTTTAAGGAAGACTTCTCTATGTGGTTATTTGATAGAGGAAATGGTATAACTCTAAACTACCTTCCTAAATATAAAGTAACCATTACTCAATCTCCTCATCAAACTATTACTGTTCATTATAATGGAAAAGAATATAGTGGTGATGAAGTATGGGTAGTTCATGGAGAAGATATTACTGTTTCTATTACACCAGATGATGGATATAATCCTGGTACTCTAAATATAACTAGTGCTACTATTACTGGTCCTACTGAAATTAATGCTACTCCAGCAGCTGCTAAAGAAATTGCTACTGCATTGATTCCTTGGAATGCTGGTAGATTTACTGATTTTGATACTAATGAAAATAAATATTGGAAGGTTAAAGAAATCACTATTCCAGATGGTATTGATAGAGTATTAGTAATGTATTCTTGGCATTACAGATCTGATGAAGTATGGGATCAAGGAGAAGGGCGACAAGGATATGAATCTTATAAACAAGATAGGTCTCCTTTAGATGATGATATTAGAAATGATAGACTTCCTGGAAGATGGAGAAGTAATAGAGATGGGGATAGATATAGGACACAATGTCATGGTACAGCAATATTCAACTACAATAATCTAGTAAGCTGGTTTGATACTGGCAAGTCAGTTTGGAGAAATAGTGCATGGAGGCTTCCAGATGCTGTAAACAGATACGGTGCCGATTTATGTACTGTTGTAGGTGTAACTCCTGGTAAGACTTATAAATTATGCTGCTTCTCATATTCCTTTAAATCTAGACCATATGGATATTTCATTATCTATAATGAAACTATCAAAAATCTTCCTATAAATATCACTGATTATTAATTTTGTGAGGAATTATGGCAAAAGAACAAACTCATGAACTGAAATCTATAGGTACTGATCCGAATTTTCAAGGCGTTACAATTCATGTAACAGAAAAAAAGAAAGAACCTGAAGAATCTGATTTCATTACAAATGTAGATTTTTGGGCAGTTAATAAGATTTCAAATTACAAAACTATAACTAATTTTAATGATGCCACCTATACCACTCCTGGAGATCCTGAAAATAATCTGGTAAAAGATGAGTTCGATAAAATCAATGCTCCTAGTTCTGGTAATTGGTGGGAACTACCGGAAAAATTTCCTAAATATTTAATGATGAATCTAGGTGGCCCATTCACTAATATGGAAAATATAAGATGGAATAGTCTTGAGAAATTATTTAATCACGCATATCCAGGTACCACTGCTGTAGGATTCTCTATTGATAAGACAGAGAGTGCCCAAATGTTCTTTAATAACTGTAAAAAGTTAAGATGGTTTGATGCATTACTAGGTCTTAGAATAACTAGAACTTGTAAAAATATCAGTTATTTCTTCTCCAAATGTGAGGCACTAGAATTAGCAATAGGTCTTACAACTTGGAATGTAGGTAGTGTAGAAAATATGGAATATGCTTTCTTTAATTGTAAGAACTTAAAGAGCTTGAATTTATCTACATGGAATACTTCATCTGTTAAAAACTTCAGTTCCATGTTTGGATCCTGTGAAAACTTAGAAGAAATAAATGGAGTATTCGATTTAACTTATGCTGAAAATTGCAATAATATGTTCTCTGGTTGTACTAAGTTAAAGAAAAAGATTAAATTTAAAAATGTTCCAGAAGGATTTGATCTTACTAGAACTGGGCTTACTACAGATCAATATGAAATTGTAGATGGTTTTCATATTGATGACATGTTTTATTCGGAGAACCATGGTTATCGCGCAGCTAATTGGTACCCACTCTTTGGAATGGAAGATGATTTAGATAGTCATGAAGACACATCCGTAGCCCCACCAGATCACCTATAATTAATTTTATATATTAGAATAATCATAAAAATAATGGGTAGAGTCATTATGACTCTACCCACTAATTATTCTTTTTCAGGATATGAATAAAATTTGAAATTGCTATGAGCAGTCTCATTATCTTCGTCAAAGAGAATCTTCTCTTTCATCTTAAGATCAGCAGTAGATGATTTTTTAAAATATACTGGTCTAGTAATTTCTACGTTATCTACTACATTATCCCACCTAGTATGATTTGTATTGTAATTAAATGGAGCTCCATATACATAATTAGGCTCTATACGAGTATTAGTATCTGGGAGCTCTATTAATTCAGGAGGAAATCTTTCTACAGTTTGTCTAATATCGACTAATTCAAAATCATCAGTGTAGGTACTATCATTACAAACGTGCAGTTGGTCTAATTCATATTCATATGCTCCAGATTTAGGCGCACCATATGGATTCCCGAGCTTAATATTCTTTAAAATACGACCAAATTCATGACCATCAGGATATTCCCACCATTTTTTACCATCAAAGAATAAACGTTCTACAATCAATTCTCCTCTAGAGAATAATATATTATGCCATTCATTATCAGGAGTATAAGGGCAGTCATAAATTAGTTTATCATTAATCAATAACGCAACAGATGGTTTGCCAGGAATAGATCCATGATATGCTGGAATAAGTTTGATATTATTTCCATTCTCATCACTTACTTCCACACCTGGAATATAAGAATCTTTATTATTATCAAAATCAATAATAGCGGAGTTATGTAATTTGAACCAGAAGGATATTGCAAACCTTCCATCTTTTTCTAATTTACACTCAGCATCATTCTGATAATAAGAGTTTTCATTCAAACAGTAGCAAGATTTGAATCTAGTACTAATATAAGGATCTTGAATAGCTGCATAATTCTCAAAAGATATAGAACCATTCTTCGTCCAAGTATCTTTATTAATACCAACATCAGATATTCCTGTATCTGTAAACCTAATTATATTAAAATAATTTCTTTTTCTAAACAATCAAATCATCTCCTATTCTTCATAATCGTCGTCATCTATATCTTTACCAGGAACGATATCAGGATAGGGATTGTTGTCTGGTCTTAAATAAATTGTTTTGCGATAGTATACATTGCCTTTACCATTTTCTTTATCAGAGATGATCCATTCAAAGATACCAACAGTATTAGAACATTCATAACCTGTTGCTTCCATATTGTAGTATACTTTCTCTATATCATCTTCAGAAGATGGATTAATTTGTAATGAACACAATATACCATCCGCATTAATAGGACCAAAAGAGTCTAATTTCTTAATAAGTTTAAGAGGTATAGAAACAAATGGTTCATCTATATAAGACTCAGTTAATACTTCTGGAACCTTGCCAATAAGTATAGCCGTATCACTATTGTATTCTTTATCATTTGTAGGATAGCTTAGTTGAGTAATAACATTTACTTTTTCAGGATTAGTTCTATAATCATCTCTGAAGAATTTGAGTGTATATTTTATATTTTTTTCTCTTCTTGATTCATTGACATTGTGGTGCACTAAGCATAAATGCCAATCATTGAGTTTATTCATTATTCCTTCAAAAGTAAATGGAAGAGTTGGATCAAGAATAGATTTTCTATTCTTCTTTTCTCCTCTATCTACAACGATCATAGCATTTATATCTTTAGGTCGTTGGGTTTTAGGAAGAACTAACATTTTTTCACCACTATTCTTTTAAATACAGTAATTTCATTACTTATTGTCAAAAAATCACAAAAATCCATCAAGTATCAATTAAGATACTTGATGGGTTATTAGTAATTATTGTTGAACTTCTTCTTCGTCAGTCTTTTCAATAATTTTACCGATTACAGAATCGATAACATTCAAAGCTACAGCGATGCAGATTGGAAGTACAACACCATCACGGATTTTGCTCCAACCAGCTTCTTTAGTTGCGTCTTCTTTGAGTTTGTTTGTATAAACGTCAGCGATTTCTTTTAGTTGAGGAATACCAGATTCTTTCAACCAACGAGTGAAATATTTTTTGGATTGATTAGTAACAACTTCATTTACGTTGTTGATCAATTCTTCTTTGATGTTATTGAAAATAACTTTGTCGATAATTTTAGCCATGCTATATTAACCTCCGAGAAAATAATATGAAGAAATTAATCTTCTTCTAAAATAAAGCTATCAGATAGTTTTCCATCTTTATAACATTCGATTGTTACAGAAGAACCTTTGTAGAATTGAACAAAGTCTTTGATTACTTTACCATTGGCTTTAAATACTACACCGTCTTCTTGTTTTACATGAATCGTAACTACTTCACCTTTAGAAGCATCTACTTTATCTTCTTCTAGAACTTTAGCAGCACTAGCCTCTTTACGAAGCTTTTCAGCTTCAGCTTCTAATTCTGCAATTCTATTTTTATAAGCAGCTTCTTTAACAGTAAGAGCATTCTTATCTTTAGCAAGATTTTCATTCTCAAACTTTAAGTCAGTAAGTGATTTCATGAGATTTCTATTAATCTCAGCAACTTCATTAGCTTTCTTTTCTGCTTTAGCAACATTGAGAGAAGCAGAGTTGAAATCTTTATTAAGATTTTCAACCTTATTTTTGTAATCAATATTACTAGCAGTAAGTTCACTATTGTCTTTGCTAAGTTTAATAACTTTGTCTTTTAAGTCCTTGATTTCATCTTTATACTTGTTAAGTTCTTTAGCTACATCAGTCATTTTAGCTTTAGATTCAACTAATGTAGTCGTAGAAGGATTACTTGTATTAATAGATGCAATCTTAGTCTTATAATCTTGAATAGCAATATCAAGAGCTTCGATAGTCTTAGCTTCAATAGCTTCTTTTGTTACAAGAGCATCATGTTGTTCTTTTAAACTTTTGTAATCATTTAAAAGTTGGGAAGAACTAATTTGAGATTCTAGATCGTCAACTTTTTCTTGTAACTCTTGAGCAAGCTTATCAGCTTTCTTATATTGAGACTCTAATGCTCTATATTGCGTAGTCGTATACAATCCAAGCATTACGAATTTTCCTTTCCATAACTAAATGAAATAAGAACTGCTATCATTATAATAGCTTACTCTATTGTTTCTTAGTTCTACCAGTAGCTTTCTTTTTAGTAGTAGTTGTTTTCCCTTTTACAACCTTTTTAGCTTTAGAAGTGGATTGTTTTCTTTTGATAACTGGAGTTTTAGTTTGCTCCACCTTTTTATCAGTATCGATACTTTTGGTAGATTCCAATTGGTCTTTTAATTCTTGGATCTCCTTAGATTGGTTTTCAACTTTAAGAGAAAGTTCAGCAATATTTCTTGTAGCTTTACCATACTCATTAATTTGACGTTGTAAACCGCTTTCTAATTCTTCCACTTGAGTTTGTAACTCTTGTGCTTTATTAGAAACTTCTGTTAAAGTTTCTTGAAGTTTTAGATTGAATTCATTAAGTTCTTGCAATCTAATTTTAATTCCACTATTTTCTTCAATAAGATCTCTTTTATCTTTTTCTAGTTTAGCGATACGATTAGTTTTACGAGCTTTATCTTCTAATAAAGAAGAGTTAAGATTTTCTAATTCTTTGCATCTTTTCTCTAAAGATTTATATTTAGCAACTGTTGTTAAGCCTAACATCTATAATCCTCCAAGTGATTAAATCTTAAAATAAAGAGGGTAGGAAATTAACCCACCCTCTTGGATATTTATTTATTAAAGATTGTATCTTATATAAATTAAGGTTGGTCAGTATCTTCTTCACTGGATACATGAAGTTCGGAAACCATGTAACCAGGGTTGGAAGTAGCAGCAATAGTTACATCAGTACCAACTCTGAAACGACTTTCAGGAGCAGAGTTACCATTAACTGTAATAGTACCATTAGCTGGAGTTACTGTTCTAACTGCTACATAGTATTGGTCACAGCGTTCGCATAACCAAGTAGCACCACCATCAAATGTTCTAAATGTGAATACTACTTCACCAACTGTTTTGGCAGCATCATCATTGAATTTTTTAATAGTAGGGAAACGTAATTCATTACTGAATACAATTGTATTTTGAGCCATCTTTAATTTATTTTTGTTCCAGATAGCATCAACGTATACAGTGTACATACCAGCATCCAAATTCTTAGGAAGTTCTAATTCGAATTCAGCACCTTGGCTACCATCTAAATTAACTTTATACACACTAGATTCATATAAGTTTTCTTTAGTAATAGATAAAGTAGTTACTGCACCTTTATCTTCAATCTTATAGATAGGAATTGCAGAATCTTTAGATTTACTGAAACCAGCATCATTGATCAATTCAGAAGTTTTTGTTTTAATCTCAGATTTCAATGCATAGTTTGTCAAATCTACAACTTGAGAACCTAATTGTTCCCAAGCATTGTTAATATACACATATTCTGTATATAAGTTTTGATTTTGTTCTGCAGGATTCTTAAGGAGATAAATAGTAGAAGCACCAATATCTTGAGTAGGCAATGCAGTTACTACTTGAATATCAAATTTAGGAATGCGTTGAAGCATAGATTTGATTTCATTAGCAGGCATTGTATCAATTGTTACATTCTTACCAACGATTGGAAGTACGCTTGTACCAAGAGTAATAGATTCAATTTTATTTTCTTGAGCAGATGCTTCAATTGTAGCAAGTTTGTCTTTTTCAGTAGTAGTATAATCGTTTGTAGACAACGTCTTACCAGATTCTTGAACTACAAATAGTTTACGAAGTTCTGCTAGGAATGTCTTTAAGTTATCAAGACTAACAAATTTAGCCATTCATATACCTCTTTCTATAAATTACAATATATCTGGTAAACTGATTTCGCTATTATTGACAGTTTCAATAGTAGGAGCTGGATTGTCAGCACCTTCTTTAATCTCTGCCCAAGCATCAATAGTTGTAGTAGGACCATAAGTTTCAGAGATGTATCTATATTTCTTTTGATCTCCTACTACATATACTTCCATACCAACTTTACGACGTTCTTCTGGAATAGCAAGCATATCCGCTTTGTGTTGTACAGTTCTCAATCCACCAGCCATATCTTCATCTACCATAATAGGAAAAGAGTCATTAGCAGGGTCTGGTGTAGTTAGTGTGCTAAACACAATAAAATTCTTTTCAACAGCCATTTTAAATTATCCTTTCTTAAATTACATGGTTGGTGGATTATAAGGGCTAGGACCAGGAATATGACCTGTATCATGAGAAGCAGTTTCAGTACTAGTGAATAAATCTTTGATTTCGCTTTCTTCAGCAGCAATATCGCTAGTGCCACCAGAATTGATTACAATATTTTCACTACCATCGAATGGTACACCATTAATAGATCTAGGAGTCTTTAATTTACCAGCTGCAACAGCATGAACTTCTACAGAGGCTTTATTAGCTTCATCACCGTGGATGTTTTTAACTGTCATAACACCATCTTCGTTGATAGAGATATTTTCAATACCTATAGATTTCTTTTCTACGTCTTCTAAAGTTTGTTTAGAGTCATTAGAGAAATCATTAGTAGATAATTGTTTTCCTTCAACTTTATCAACTTTACTATTTAATTGATTTGTAAGAGTAGTCCATTTAGTATGAATCCTATTAGCAACCAATCCAAGAGCAAAATTTAAATTATCTAAAGTAATTAGTTTCATTACTCTTTCCTTTCTTAATACTATTAAAGAGCTTTAAGGGCAGCAGAAACTTCACTGTCTTTAGAGATAATAGTGATAGGAACAGCAAAGTTATCTAATTCTCCATCTGTATTATTTAAAAAGTCATAATAACTTCCTGTAATACCATCCATTCTTCCTTCATATACCAAAGATCCAGGATTGTTCTTAGTAAGTTTAGCATATTTATATTGGAACTTAGCTACATTATTATCTGTAGTCTTATATGGAATAGCAACAAAGATAGCAATAGAATCTTCTAAATTACCACTGTTAATTTTGAATGCCACTGTAATATTGAAAGAAGAAGTTCCTTGAGGAGTGAGTCTGATTTCTTGCAAAGCTTCAGACATATTTCTTCTTCTAAGAATATTGAAATATGTAACTCTATTAGACTCAAATACACAGCTCAAAGAAATACCAGAAGTGTAAGTATCTCTCAATGTATAAGTAGAAGAGATAGCTGCTGGGAATTCTGTTCCTAATGGAACATCACTACCTTGATCAGATGTTAGAATAAGATTATAATCTCTCATATGATCATTGATCTTTGTAGTAGTATAAGAAGTTTGATATAAAGGAGTCTTGATAGATTTTACTAGATCAAATGTATCAACTCTTAGTGTATCACCAACATTTGCAGAGATATTTTTAGAGTTATCTTCACCAAGAGTAGATCTTTCATCAGAAATCATATTAGAGATTCTAGTAGCAAATCTTGGAAGTAATAAATCATACGCTCTTTTGAGAGTGATCTTACCATTATCAAAGATTTCTACAATCTCTCTAGCAGTATAGAATTCTGCTGGAAGTTCAATATCAGTAGTCCCATCAAATGGTACTCCATTAATGGTTCTTGCAGTAGATAATCTATCAGAAGATAAAGCAGATGAAGATTTCAAAATAGTCCAATCATCATCTACTGTTACTTCTTTACTGATATCATTAGTTCGTAATATATATGGAGTTTGAGTTTCAAGCACAAATACTTCCATACCAGCTTTACGTTTAGTAGCTCTAATTCTATTACGGTCTGCAGTGGTAGCTACAATCATTCTACCACCATTGATTTCATTACTATCTGCTACAGGAAGGCTACCTTTATTTTCAATCAGGTTATTTTGGTTATTAACCGACATAACAAAAGAGTTGTCATTAAGTGCCATAAGTTAGTAACACCTCCATATATAAGTAACTTATTGATATTCATAACCATTAATAAGATGTGTACAAGGAGAATTACTCTCCTTGTACAAATTGTATTTATTAGCCGTGGTTAACAGGTCTATGATAAGTTACAACATAAGTGTCATTTTGACCATCTGGAGTTAATGGAGTTTTCAACTTAATAGCCTTAAAGTTATTACTAGAACTTCCAGCAATAACAGCACCATCTTTTGTTCTTACAAAAGAATTTAATTTATCAGAAATTTCTGTAAATTCTGTTTTCGCAAATAAGTTGTATTGACCATTTACAGTAGAACATGCTGCTAAGTCTGCAAACTCTTCTCCAGCAGTTCTAGCAAGCATCCCAATGATTAGATTTGTACTAGTACCAGTAGATGCTTTCAAATCAATTTTAAAGTTATAATCAGAGATATTGTCTTCTAATTTAGTAACAGCTGTAATGTTTCTAGATACTAAATCGCCATTATCGTTAGTTTCTGCTACAAAGATATATTTATCTTCATTAACGAATTTAGAAGGATCGATTTCCAATACTCTTTCAATGATAGGGCTGCTATGATCATCAGCTGCTACATAAATGCCAACTTTTAAAGATGTAATAGGATTAGTATTAGTTATAATGTAATAGCCAGCATAATCTTTTGATACTGTACCATCTTCCATAGTTGCAGTTCCATCATTTAATGTTACATAACCGATTTTTACGCCACCAATTTTTACACCAACAGTATAGCTGAAATTTCCATATGGTGATTGAATATCTTTTGACTGTTTAACATCTATAATTGGATCGATTTGCTTTAAGCTTAAAGTATCTGCGAATTGTGCTTTAGTAGCCAAAGTAGAAGTATCTGGTACATGAATACCATCAACTTTTGTGCTCAATTCAGTAATTTTGCCTTCAAGTTCTTCTTTAGCTTCAGTAACTTTGCCTTGAGCAGCTGTAAGAGTTTGGTTAGAAAGTTCTGTTACAGAATCTTTAGTAGCTAATTCATTTTTAAGTTCAGATTTAGCATTGTCGATATCATCTGCATTTGCAAAATGTTTACCAGTAAGGATTTCATCTAATTTAGTCTTTTGACCTTCAGTGAAATCTGTAGGAGCAGCTTTACCTTCTAAAGTAGTTACACGATCAGCAATAGCTGGAACTGTAGTATCTTTCAAAGTATCTACAGCTTCTTTAACAGTATCTACTGCAGCCAATTTAGGTTCAGCATCAGTTTTGAAAGAATCTAATGCAGTAACTTTAGTTTCCAAAGTACCAACTTTAGTATCAGCATCAGTTGCTTTAGATACTGCATCATTAACTTTAGAAGTGATTTCTGTAAGTTTAGTTGCAGCTTCTTTAGCAGCTTGGATATCTTGTTTAGTTTCTTCAGGAAGACCAGCTGTAGCAGCTTGTTCAATGGAGTGTTCTAAAGCTTGTTTAGCAGCAGCTAAGTTACTAGCAGCTTCTTCTTTAGCTTCAGTAATTTTAGCATCTAAACCTTTAGTAGCACCATCTTCAGAACCTTGTACTACAGTTTTCAAAGCAGCAACGCTATCTTTTACTAAATCAATAGAGTTATTGATAGCTTCTTTAGCAGTAGTAATTTTTGCATCTACGGCATCAGAATCAGGAAGGGCTTCTACTTTAGTTTTCAAACCATCAACAGCTTCTTTATTAGCTGTAACTTTAGGTTCTAATTCTTCAGCTTTAGCTTTAGCAGCTTCAGCAGTAGATTTTACATCAGCAATGGATGCAATAGCAGTTTTGTCTTCTTGAGTCAAAGCAGCTTGTTTAGCTTCTTCAACTTTTTGAGTCAATTCTGTTTTAGTTTGATCCAAAGTTTGTTGGAAACCAGCAAGAGTAGTAGCAGCGTCTTTAGCAGCTTGAATATCTTGTTTAGTTTCTTCAGATAAACCAGCAGTGGATACTGCATGGATAGATTCTTCTAAAGCAGTTTTTGCAGCCAATGCATCTGCTTTAGTTTGATAAGTTTCACCAGCAGCATTTGTAGCATCAGCAATTTTAGTAGCTACTTCTTCTTTAGTGATTAATACATCAGCCAAAGTTTTATCTTCTGCAACTTTGATATCAGCAGCAGTTGGAGCAGCGGAAGTCCAATCAGAAGCTACAGGCACTTCAGATTTATTAGCTAAGCGGTAATCTTTTGCTTCATCTTGAACAAATACAGACATACCAACTTCTAAAAGAGAAGTAGGAATAGTTAAAAGGTCTGCTTTGGTAGCAACAACACGATTACAACCAGCAATGTCAGATGCATAAGCAACAGGAGTTCCTTCAGGAGCTACAAAAGGAGCAAATACTTTAATGCCATTTTTATTAGACATAATCAGGTTCCTTTCTATATATGAAATATAATTTGTGTATTTAAATGGGAGGAAGGATCACCTTTCCTCCCATGAGAATATGATAATTTAATTATTAGAAATCAAGGTTAGCATATTCAAGCAATAAGCTAGTAGGTTCGTTTAATTCAAATAAGAATACTTTCTTACCAGCCAAATCGCCAGCAGTAACTGCAGGAACTTCAGTTAAAGTTGCTTTGAATTTATTCAAGAATAAACGATCAGCAACGTTATTAGCAGCAGCGTATGCAGTTTCTACAGCGATATAGAAGAATTTCTTACCAGCAACTACAGGTAAGAATTTAGATTCTACTTTCTTAGAATCTGCATTGAATTTCCATTCAGTAGCACCTGTTACAGTATTGAAGAAGTCAGCAGCTACATTATTTTGAGCAGCGTCCCATTGAATAGTATTAGCTTTATCAATAGCAACAAAACCACATGCGAATGTAGTGAATTTGTCTGCCAAACCAGCAGCAGATTCAATGTAAACATCTTGAGTCAAGTTGTTTTCTTCTACTTCATCAACTGCAACTGTGAATGTAACAGTGGAGCCTAATTTAGCATTAGGAATAGTAGCAGCAAATACACCTTCAGATACTTTAGTAGTAACTACAGGAGTTTCTACGTCTTGAAGAGTAACAGTAGGAGCTTTTGTAGGAGTAACTTTTTTGTTACCAATTGTGAAAGTTACTTTAGTATCAGTAGAACCTTCGATTGGTTCAGATGCTGTAACTTTTACATCCAATTTAGGTTTGGATAATTCTTTAACTTGTTTTTCTAAAGCAGCAACTTTAGCAGCTTCTTCATCAGCAGCTTGTTTAGCTGTTTGAGCAGCTTCTTTGATGCCTTCAATAGCTGTAGCATTTTCTTCAGCTTTTGCTTTAGTAGTTTCAAGAGTACCTTCTACAGTAGTAACACGACCATCAGTATTATCTAAAGCTTCTTTAACTTCTTTAGCTTTAGCAGTAGCTTCTGCAGCTTTTTCTGTAGCAAGAGCAGCAGAGTTTTTAGCTTCAGAAACGTCAGCAACTGCTTGAGTTACTTTCTTTTGCATATCGGCAACTGCAGTTTCAGCATTTTTAACTTTGTCTAAAGCTGCTTGAACTTTTTCATCAGTTGTACCTTTTTCAGGTTTAGCCATTACATTTTGAGTATTGTAAGCAGCACAACCAGTGAAGTCACCAAATGCAACAGGGGAATCACATACAGCAATTACGGAAACTACTTGTTTTTCAACAATTTTACGAACTGTATTTTCAAGACCGCAAACAACATAAATGTCATCTTCCATGTTTACGCCGATAGCATTAGGACCATCGCCTACAGGGATATTAGTTACGTTGTTACCAGTAGCAATAGCTTTAGTAGAAGTTTCAATAACTGTTACAGAGTCACCATCATAGTTTGCAACAAATACGTTACCGTAAGAATCGCAAACCAATGCCATAGGACGAGCACCTACTTGGTAATCAGCAATTTTCTTGGATTTAACAATACGGGATACTGTGTTGGAACCAGAGTTTGCAACCCAGATAGTATTGGATTCATCACAAGTGATAGCAGCTGGGTTAAGACCTACAGTAATAGAATCTACTACAGTATCATTAACGATCTTAGATACAATACCACCTAAATCAGCACCAGTTTTGGAATCGATTTTGTGGCTTAAGTAACAAGCAACCCAGATAGTACCTTCTTCATCAGATACTAAATCACGAGGACCAGCAGAAACAGAAATAGTTTTAACTACTTTGTCTTGACCTTCTTCACCAGCTGTAGCTACGCTGTTTTTGAAGGAAGGAACTTCGATTTTGGATACAGTGTTGTCGCCATAGTTAGCAACGTAAACGTTACCATGAGGGTCTTCACACATTGCAAATGGTTGAGTGCCTACTGTAATTTTTTGGAACAATTCCATTTTACCAGAATCAGAATTTTTCTTGTAGTGGTAAACACAGTTTTTAGAACGAGAAGCAACGAATACGCTTACACGGTCTTGGGATACCATTACAGA